GTAAACGGTTTTTCTGGCGGCAATATTCGCTTTCAGTTTTTCGTTAAATTCAAAACCACGAATATCGCTTTCGGCATTGCGCTTGCTTATTTCGATTGCTGTTTCTGAATGGGAGACATGCTCGGAAACTGTTACGGGAATAGTTGTTTTTGGTAAACTGTCTTGAATTTTTACAATTAATTCATCCCAATTTGTTTTGCTTTTTTCGGCAATACTGTGAAAATGTATTTCTTCACCATAACGATGAATAAAAGTATCATCTCCATCAGATACCCTGTATCCCATACCTATCAGTTGGGCTTTTCTTTCTTCTTGTACTTTTTTAGTCTGTGCCATTGTTTTTGATTTTTATGTTTTTGTGAATGAAAATTATTTCTTGTTTTTGTTTGCTTCAATTTCCGCCTCTGCACATGCTTTCATATCTGCCATTGCAACCTCGTTACTTTCAAAAAATCTTACTGGAGAAACTTCAATATCAGATGAGGCAGCGTAAATCTGCATACCTGCAAATAAGGTTGTTGTTCTTCTTGCAAGTTCTTTCCCTGCTTCACCCGCCAATACTTCAACCCATCCAGCCCTGCAATGAGTTGTATTACAAGTATGCCAATCTCGCATGTTTAAAGCATCTGGTTGGCTTGCTTCTTCTAATACTTTCTGATGGATATTTTCTATTACAGGAACAATAAAAGCAGGTTTATCACCTATCTTTTTATTTTGATCCTGCTCCTTCTTGATCTTCTCACAGCCGGAACAGTCGGAACAGTCGGAACAGCGGGAACAGCCGGAACAGCGGGAACAGCCGGAACAGCCGGAACAGCCGAAACAGTCGAAACAGCCGGAACAGCCTAAACAGTCGGAACAGTCGGAACAGCGGGAACAGCCGGAACAGCGGGAACAGCCGGAACAGCGGGAACAGTCGGAACAGCCGAAACAGCCGAAACAGTCGGAACAGTCGGAACAGTCGGAACAGTCGGAACAGCGGGAACAGTCGTAACAGTCGAAACAACCGGAACAGTCGGAACAGCCGAAACAGTCGGAACAGCGGGAACAGCCGGAACAGTTCCAACATCCTTTGTTGGTTTCATTTTCCTTTTCCCAATTAGGATAATTATCAGCGAATACCTGATTTACACCATTAATGTTTTTGTCTGTTCTGTTTAAAAAGTCTGGATAAGACTTAAAGATTTGTGTAGTCATTTTAATTTGTTTTTGTGAAGTGAGATACAAAGATAATAACTTATTCCGAACTTTGAAACTTTTTTGAAATTTATTTTTTAATTCCTACCTCTTTTATCATTATTGAATAGATTGCAAACATTAAAGCCTTTTTGAGCCGGTATAAATCTAACTTTGCCGTAAATGACGATTTCCAGTCTAAAACCTCTAAACTCCCATCAAAGTTTTCTACAACAAAATCCGATATATAATTTGTAATCTCAATGCCGTTTACTATCAGTTCAAACTTCACTTGCCTTTTGAAACTCTTGATCTGGCCTCTTAATAGTCTGTCTTTTAGTTCCAAATAATAATTCCCTTCCCCAGTTGAATGAAAGTTGATACCGTCAATCACTACACGCTTATTGCGCATCTTTGATTGTTTTCTGTTCTTGCTTTCTTGGTAAAGTTCCCAGTCTGTTTTAGTTACTACTTTCTTTTTAGAAGGTACTTTGTCCTTATGGGAATGATATATTTCGTGGAGCGTTTTCATAATTAAAATGGCAATTCTTCTTTATTGTCCTTTATGTCTTGTGAACTTATTTTGTTGTTTTGCTCAACATTCTTTGGTGTCTTTGGTGAGGCGGTATGGTAAATCGGTTCATATTGTCTTGTATCCAAATTGTAGGTAAATGATGCAACCCCAACTTTACCGAGCCAACTATGTTTTATTTTCTGAACATACACATCAACAGTATTATTATCGAAATTTCGATGCACACAAATACCGTTATCAGTCTTGTTAAAAAAGTGTGCGCTGCCGGATACGCTATAAAGTGTTGGAACTTCATATTTGCCATTAATCTTAGCCATTTTAGAAGGGTGAGCAACTAAGATAATGTGAATGTTATGTATTGAGGCGAACGACTTTAAAAGTGTCAGGCAATCGCTTATATACTGTGTTTCATTGTGGCCTTTTGCAAACTTATGCTCTATGTAATTCCACGGATCAATAAGCAAGCCCTTTATTCCTTTTCGCAAAACTAATTCCTTCGCTTTTTCCAATATACCTTCAAGGGTAACAGTTACTTTGTTTATGTTGATAAAATAAAAATGGTTCTCAATAAAGTTTATAGCATCTTCCAATTCTTTCGGGCTTATCCTGTGCTTATCATCATATCTTTTTGCGAAAGACTTACCGCAATATTTCTCCATTATTTTTGTAACATGCAAGGCGCTTGGTTGATTTTCAAAACTACAAACCGCCCATCCCCAATCATGGTTCTGCGCTGAACTTGCTGCTATCAAATCCAAAAATTCACTTTTACCGCTTCCTGGTATGCCTGTAACGATAGTGATTTGCCCTAACATCAATTGCAACAATTCATCAAATCCGGGGATACCAACTTTTATGCCTTTTGGATAATTTTTATGATAATAGTTCCTCACATCTTCGGCCATTTCAGACATTGAAAAAATACCTTCAATCGGAAATTCCTCTGCATTTACAATAACTTCTTTAACCTTTTCAGATCCAAATTTTAATAGAATATCGTTAGCATCTTTACACCCATCTGGATAGGCCACTTTTAGGCATTTATCATAGCCAAAACGCCTGCCAAGTTCATCCCGCAACAATCGCCCTGGTTCATCATTATCAACCATTAAAACGACATTCTTTATTTTGGTAAATGCCTCGGCGCAATTGGTTAAGTATTTCAGTTCTAATTTGCCATTTGCAGCCCCATTAGGAACAGAAAGTATTGCCGGCTTGGTTATACCTGCCTGATATACAGAAAGGGCATCAATTTCGCCCTCAACGATGATTACAGTATCTTTTCCATGTAAGCTATTGAGATTGTAGAATATCAGTTCGGCATCTTTCGCTAATTTGAAATCTTTGTTTTCTCCTCGGTATTTCACATTTACCAATTCCTGCCCCCTGAAATAATTAAAACAGATAACATCAGTATTGCCTTTGGCTTTAGGCATCCATTCATTTGCCATTGTAACCCCAAAATCCTGTAATGTTTTCCCAGTTATACCCCGTTCTGAAAAGTATTGCAACCATTTAGCGGAAATCTGGCCATCTTTCAGTACTGGCTTGCTGTAAGTCTTTACTGGCTCATTGTTTTCTAATTCGATTGGTATTTTGTAGAAATCAGCCAACCATTTGATAGCTTCTGGATAAAGTATTTTTTTGAACTCCATCACAAATTCAATCGCATCCCCAGTCTTACCACATCCAAAACACTTGAATATATTTTTTGTTTTTGAAACTTTAAAAGAAGGGGATTTTTCATCATGGAAAGGGCAATTAGCAACCATATTCACCCCATCTTTTTTTAATGGGAGAAGTGCATTGACCACATCGAATGTGTCCATGCGTTCTTTTATGGCTTGGATAGTAGCTTGTGAGATCATACAACTAAAGTAGGGGGGATATAGGTTTCTGTAATTTTTGCGTTCTTTTTCACTAAATTTCTTTTTTCGGCCCAATTACGCAATGTTAGGTTAGCCGACACATTTTTTTTAATCAGGTCTTTGTAGTTGTGCATTGCCAAAACTAAATCGGCTATGTCGGTTTCTTCAAAGTCATACAACAAATTAATAAATTCTTTTTCTGTAAAAGGTTCTTTCATTTTTCCGACATTAGGCGCTCTTTCAGATATAAACTTTTGAAATTTTTGAAAGCGGGTAAGTTGTATATCTTCCATATCCTCTACCTGCTCTTTTTCTTTATCCATATCCTCTACCATATCCATAGCCCCTATGTAAGGGGCATTATAAGGGGCTTGTATAGGGGCTTTAATGATTAAATTATCATCAATCAAGTTAAACTTTTTTAATTCTGAAATTGCCTTAGTATGCGCCCTATTATTTTCCGCAAGCACCCCATATTGAAATTCTATAAATGCGGGAATAAACCATTTTGCCCCATTATCAAAAGTTACGATTCTACCTTTAAAAAGTTCCTCTGCTTTTTGTCGGCTTATTTTCACCCCTAATTTTATCTCGGCTACTTCAATATCAATTTCCCAAATTCCAGATGATGTACATTCATCTAATATGTAAAGCCAAAGTAGTTTGTAAGAAGGGTTTAATCCTCTGATAAATCCCTTTTTCCATTTTTCAGTATCTGTAAATCTTTTTGACATGATCAAAGGTTTTTTTATTTAAAGTATTTGTAAATGTTGACCCATCTTTTTCTATCATTATTCCATATTTTTCAAAGAAAAATTCAATAGGTGTATCGTAAATAGTTTGAAGTATTTGCCTAAATCTTTCTATTGTAAAATCTGACTTAATTCTATTGCAATGGATACAAGATGCTACAAGATTTGAAGTAGTGCCATTACCTGATTTTGAAAATGCGTCTATATGATCTATTTCCCATTTATTTGAATTTAAATCTTCCCCGCAATAAAAACATCTACAATTAGATTTAATAAGAATTTTCCTTTTAGATACTAATGAGAATCCTGACATAAGATAAAATAAGAAAGGTTTGGCTTCATCCATGCCGGGAATCCACCAAACCTTTTCAATATTGTGTCGTTAAAGATACAAAGATAATGTCCGGCATTACATTATCAATGATGGTGCTAAAGTAATAACTATTTTTTAAAAAGCAAATGTTCAGGTTAATAATCGTTTATTTTATTTTGTTTATAAATCGTCTTGGATCACCTTCCCAGTTAACTTTCCCCTTGTCCCCGAAGTCTAAAGCCGTTCCTTCCTTTATCCGGCTTTTTAATGTGTTCTCGCATAATCTCATTTCGGTTTCTAAGTCCTTTATCTTGCCCTTTAAGCGTTTATGTTCCTCAGCAATAAGATAGTCGGCATCTGTACCTTTAACTAAGCCAACCTGTGCTAATGACCTGTTATACTTATCTTTCAGGAACTTGGCGTAGGCTTCGCTGTTATCTGGTGGTGGCTCTAATGTTTCCAATTCAGCCTGCAATTCATCGGCTAACTTCATATTGAAACTTTTTACAGCTTCATATTTACGGGTGAGCAATATCCGGCCCTGTAATACCGTGTCCCAAAATTCCTTCGTCCTGACCTTGATTTGCTCACAAATTACCTCGTTATACTCGAATGGCCATACGTTGAAAGTGCGCCCGTCTTGCATGGCTGCTATCTCCCCAAACTTAAACTCACAAACCATTATTTGAGTAAGTACCTGTACGATGTGAGCTGGCGGTATTCCGGTAGACCATTTGGCTGCTTCGTATCCGGCAATCGTTTTTATCTCCAATGCCCCTTCATCTCCCCGTTCACCTTTGTTTATGATCCGGTCAAGGGAAACGAATAACCAGGGATACTTTGGATTTTGAACGTAGGCATTTATCCGCCTGTTTTTACGGACTATTTTCCCTTCCCGATAGTTCTTTATCATTCCCGCCTCTGTACCGTCCCAGTATTGCCACAAATCCGCTACTGTGTCCTCGTGGTAATGTCCCATAAAGATGGCTATGCTCTCAACCGACAATTCAGGCTCTAAGGTTAGTTTCTCATACCAAAGTTCGATAGCACTCTTGTATTGATTGTACCCCAAGATAGTGCCAATGTCCGAGGCCCCGATACCTTGCTTACGGAATTGTAACCATTTCGATTTATCCCATCCTGTAATGGGGGTTATTATGAGATTGCTTTTCATTTTAGAATATTTTATCTACTATTGCTGCTAAATATCCGTAGGTAAGTGTTTGTTCTTCATTGCCTGGTCGGTTCTTTAGTGCATCAATTAGGGTATTGAAATAAGCCACATCTACACCTACTAATTGATCTTCTAAAACTTCAATATTAGTAAGGTCTAAAAGGGATAATTGAAATCCCATTTTTAGTATTTGCCCTGCATTGATAGTCCACCCACGGTTAATAAATTTGCGCATCCTGATAATAGATGCAAGCGGATATTTTGATCCTATATATTTTAATTCTTTTGCCAATAAGGATTCGAGCGCATTTTGATTTAGATATACTTCGCGATCTTTGCTGCTCCAATAGTTAGTGCAATGTACATAATCATAGTTGTCGTGAATTTCCATAGGCTCACCGTAAAACCTTATTACTATTTGTATTTGGTGAGATAATGTAATAGCATTACACGAAAGATATATAGGTCTATATTCCTCATTTATGTCGGCGCTATCTTCATTTTGATTTTCCATTCTTTCACCCAATTCATGCGCCCCTAAAAACCCCTTTTCTTTAGCTATGCCATTACTATCGAAAATTATTTTTATTCTGTCTGGGGTCATGTTCAATGCCGCCCCACCTTCGCTGTTTACATTGCGTTCATTAGGGATTGCTCCGTCAAGTACATATCCATCCTCATCGTTTTTGTCATTGAATTGCTTAACGTAATATTCCGCAACTGCTTTCACCGTTTCCTTATTGGTAAAATAAAGGTCATAGTCATTTACCTTTTCTTTTAACAACATAGAGGCTATACAACCACCTGTTATTACAGTATTGGCTATTACCAATTTCTTTACCCTTTCATCCTTTATTGAGGATGTGTATTCATCGAACTTTTTACAGATAATAGTATTAATTTTTTTTGCTTTCATAACTATCGTTTTAAGTTGTTTAAAAATGAAATAAATAAATGTCTCTTTTGAAAGCGTTTAGTGCGTGGTGGGGCATACCTCACAGATAGCCTACGAAATATCAGTTTCATATACCAGTCCAATCGTTTTTTTCGTTAACAATAGCATCTTCCCTGCGCATCTTCAGTAAACAGGCCAATAGCCATACCACAAGACATATCGCAGACAAAAAGTTAAGACCTGCAACAATAACGCAGACATCAGTTAGTATCGGGTAATTCTCTGTAAAGGTTCTCATGGATATTAGTCTTTTGAAAGATTACGTGTTTCCGGTGGTGTAACAAACCGCATCCTTGTAGGATCAACCTTATGGCAATAGCCTGTATTTACATCTTCAACAATAGCCACAGTATATTGACAAGTGTTTTCAGCACTATCAATTATTTCAGTTCCCCAACAATGAAAATATCCGCTTGCCGGTTCGCTCCATTTTCCTTGCCGTTTATCTCCTACTGGATTGTAATTAAAGATTTTATAGATGACCTTTCGCATGATGATTATAGTTTAATATTCCATTTATCAATAGGAATGTATTTCCTTACAATGTTCGCTGTCAATAATTGATTAGTTTTCCTTGCAGCAGCAGCAGCAGCA